GAGAAAACGAGATGATTAGACACAGAACCCATTTGGAACTAGACCAGGCGAAAGACTTAATGACCGCCATAAACCAAAACCAACTACACGACCTCCTTCCTTTTTTAAGAATAGGTGTCAAAGGCGCAAAGAAAAGCTATCGTTTGTGTATTGATTGTCCCGCAGACAGTCACCCAAGAATAGTGAACAAGATACAGGATTCTTTGGGCCTCTCGTTCACTTGGGAGGAATACGATGAAAAAAAGGTTCTTGAAGAAGCTACAGGCATGACTCCTGAGTTTAAGAAGTACGCTCAAGAGGTAATGGGCGTCAAAAATTGATGAACTATCTGGACGAGTTTTTTAGCCCGATAGAACTAACCGATGTCGAGCTTCTCAGGGTTTACGAACACCTAAAAAAGAACCCCCCCGAAGACATGCACGAAGTTTTAAATGTTTCCAACGAGCTTATTAACAGAGGGTGGAGAAAAATAGATGTTGAGGAATGGGAGTGGCGAATACCGGGAGGCTAGTTTTCTTTCAAGCGCGTATGCTCATACAGGTTTTCCATGATCGTCTCAAACATTCTCCTAAAATCAGCGAGTTTCATAAAAGGTATATCCTGTTGGCTTTGATGGCTACAATATATTTTATAGCTGTCTTCGAGTTGTTGTTCTGTATAAAGAATCATTCTATTTCCTCAAACTCGGCTTCTTCGGCTTCGAGCAAAGGTTGGTAGTCTGCAAGTAAAGCGTCTATTTTCTGTTTTATTTGTTTTTCTGACAAAGACTCGAGCGTACCTGTGCGGATCTCTTTTCTTTCAACATAAATTCCAGCGGCACGGCCTCTTTGTACTTCGGCAGAAACAGCGGCGGTCAAATTACCTTTATCAATGGCTTGGTCTCGAATCTCAGCGAGTTTCCTTATGTGTCTATCAAAGGTGACATCAAACTTTTGCTGCACTTCGTTTTGTAGTTCTTGTATGTATCGAACGACCAAAGGAAATTTTCTTGGGTTTGTAAGCTCTGAAGCTCGTACATGTGCGCTTGATTTACCATAGCCTGCATCTACGGCACATTCTGTTTTGGTTTTTGTTCCATCGTTATAAACAAACTCTCTTGCAAACCTTTTTTGTTTGTCTGTGAGGTGTTTACTGTTTTTCCCTGTAGGGTTGCCAGAACCGTTTTCCATACCCGAAGTTTAGCAGCAAAAGAGCCACAGTAAACCCCATAAGAGCCATCGCATACGCTGAACTCCTTATAAATCAAGGGCAAAAATGTTAGACCATAAGTCCTGTCTCATAAAAATCTGCCTTTTTTACTGTGGCAAATGCGCAAAAACACCCTTTTTTCCTTAGATTATTAGATGAACCTTAGACGGGCCATATAACATTGAAACCCCTATAGGGGTTATATTTGGAGCAAATTACTTCGTGTTAGACGAAATTTGTTCGTTGCACGTGATAGTCTTTTTCTCTGAAAAACTCAAAAATCCATCTAAGATATAATGTTTTGATGAAAAGTAGGGTATATAGGGTTTCCAGTATTATATTAGATATGTATTAGACGAACATCCGTCCATATAACATTTTACTGGTTTTGTTGTTTTGAAACCACAGAGACCAGTTTGTTTAAGTACCATTGAGCCTTCTTTAAGTCCTCGACTGGTTTGCCCTTGTGTGGAAACCTCAGAAGATACTTCAAGATGTTCCCGAGCAAGTACCCGACAAATCCCTGGTCCCCGGACCGCTTTCCACCAGTCACCAATTCAATGACATCGATCGCTTCCATATCACCTTTTTTATAATGAGGCGGGTGATTCACCATGTCATCAGACATATTCCCTCACAAAAATGGGTGTTTGTTCGCCAACATAAGCACCCACTACATTAAATTCCATGTGTTCCACCGCATCATCAAGGCTCATGTCTCGTGTAAGCACCTGAAGGCAATGATCGTAACTGTAAACGGCTCGTGGTGGACCCCATTCGTTTGAAACACCCATGAAGGCTTCTTCAAATCCGTCTGCAACCAACATGGCTTCACCGGTGTCTTCTAAAAACTCGGCCCAGTAAGCTAATTTTTTTGGTCCAATACCGATAATGTTCCTTATCTTTGACATTGTATTATTTTAACGCCTAGCACAATCAAAGCAACACTTACCACTGCCTGCAATCCGGCGAACCAAACATTCAAAGAAAACCAGTTGTTGAAAAACCCAAGCAAAAACAATAGATAAAGGTCGCTTTTAAAGACCAGGGTCGCTAGATCAAGGAAAACACACCCAAAAACAACGGAAACAACACCAACCAGATTATTCGCTTTCACTGTTGTTTCCGCTTGGAAACGACTGCAAAGCGACTCTGAACCATTCCAACGTTTCCAACATGCCTTCCACGTCTTCTTTTGCCACCACCACCAATTTTGTGTTCTCGTCCACATAAACGTCACCATACTCTCGTACGGTGGTGTTCCCAGACTCAATTTTTTCGAGCATTTGCTCAATTAAATTGTTGATTAAACTAGCCATTCTTTTACCTCACCCAATACTTCATTACTTATCTTCACCTTTTTTCGCAAAGAATCCAAAATCTTTTCGTCCACGGTCCCCGGTGCAACAAGATCGACATACGTACAATGGTTCGTCTGCCCGATCCGATGAATCCGGTCCTCGGCTTGCAGCCTCAATTCCAAATCATAACTGTTTGAATAGAAAATCATGGTGTTTGCCGCGGTCAATGTCAGTCCCCGGCCCCCGGTATGTGGATTGGAAACAAAGAAGCGTAGAGAGTCGTCCTCGTCTTGAAAGCGATCCAACGTCTTCTCTCTGTCACTGGCACTCGTTGGCCCGTAATAGGTCGCAACACTGTCCTCGCCGAACTTTTCAGCAATCGCTTTTTGCAACGCCTCGATGTCGGTCTGAAACACAGCAAAAAGAATCACCTTGCCTCGCGTTTCCTCCAATAAAGAAAGCACTTCTTTGACCCGATTGTTCTTGAGCACCACCGTATTGCCGTCCGCGTCTCGTAAACTGCCTGCAACCACTTGCTGCAATCGCATCAACTGCGTCAACACACTTTGCGTACTGAACAAACTGTTCTCAACAATCATCAAAGCTTCCTTCTTCATCGTATGATAAGCCTGCTTCTGTTCGTCGGTGAGCTCTACCTCGCGCCTCATGTACACTTTCTCCGGCAAATCCAGGCACTCGTCTTTGGTGTAGCGCACAGAAAAATCACTGAGTGCGCCTTGCAATTCGTCCAAGCGTTGAAAGTCCACGATTTCTTGAAAGCTTCGTCCGCGCCCCAGTTGTCGCTGTTTAATCACAGCATACCTCGCGCGAAACGCATAATAACTACTGAACCCCAGAAGATTGGGACTGAGAAAAGCGCACTGTGAGAAAAGATCCAACGGTGCTTTGGTCACAGGAAAGCCTGTCAGGATTCTTTTGTATCGTGGCAAAGCAGACAACTTCAATAAGTTCTTGGTCCGCTGTGCTTTGGGATTTTTTATTAAAGTGCTTTCATCGACCGCCATCATCGCATGATGAACATTGAGAAAATTCTCCACAAACACACAGCCTTTCTTCGTGGAAAACGCTTCCACGTTCACCGTCAATATGTTCAACACACCGTGTGAGTCGTCCTTGACCATTTCATCGTACTTCTCTCGCCACTGTTTCGTGTGATTGGGTTGCCACACCAACACTCTGCGTTCAATGTGCTCCGGTAAATGCCTTGGAATCTCCAACTTGTCCCAGTTCCTCAAGTTTCCTTTCGGCGTAATCACCACCAACGCATCGATCTTGCCTTCATCAAAAAGTATTGCAGCATTGTCCAACAACACTTTGGACTTGCCCAAACCCATTTCCAAAAAGTACGCATACTCTTGGCGGTGCACGGATCGCTGTAAGCTTTTTATTTGGTGCTCGTAAGGCGTTGTTTTAAAAGGGTATTCTTCAAAGTTCACTCCTCTGCCTCCTCTTCCACATCATCGTATCCAACGATCTCTCTGGGGTGAATGGCATCGTATTCCTTCAACCAGGATTCTTCCTGTGCGTTCAACCGCCGGCCGTACCTCTCGTGATATGCACCCAACTGCTGCTGAAACCAAAACAACTTATCCAAGTGTTGTTTTGTAAATATCGGAAGATCAAAGCTCAATATAAACTCCTCCAGTTCTTGGTGCGCTTCGCTGAAATACTTGCTTTCCGCAAAAGCTTTTTGAAAGTCTTTTTTAGTTGCTTCACTCATAGAAACTCTCCCGAACACGTTCCTCGGCGATCTTTACTTTAATATCGTCTCGGTCATCGTCTGCATGAAGGCCCTGTTCCTTGGCCAGTTTATTTATTTTACTGTCCAATAAGCCTTTCTCGTCTTCATCGTCTATGTCTTGATAGATCAACTCCATGACGTAATCGTAGTAGTCATTACTCATATCAATACCCGCTTTTATTGTTGACGCTAAAAACAAACGAAGCGCCTTCATCAAAAGAAATGTGTTTTTTTACATTCTTAGATTTTTTACGATCAATGACAGAATGTCCGTATTCATTTTTGACCACCCTTCCATTCTTGTACTTCTTGTAGACAGGGTCCAGTTCACGATATTCCACTTCCACGATACCTTCCGATAACACACAGTTTTCGGAGTAAACATCCAAGTCTAAATCCATGTTGTAGTTTTCTTTTAAATACAACTCAAGGGCTTCTACGACTTCATAATAATGTACTTCAACTTCTATGCTCATTGTTCTTTCTCCTAATTTGTATGGGAAGTATAGTTGTCTTAATATTATAGGTCAAGCTTTTTATGCGTCTTAAAATAAATTTGCTTTTGGTCCGTGTTTCGTTTACCATCGTTTTACAAATCACACTAACGGTTATATAGAAACCGTATAAACAAAGTGACCAGAGGGCCCCACCCTCTAGTTTGAGACAACATATCTGGGCTCTCTGGTTGCCAAAAAGGAAATAGAATGAAGAACGAACCAATTGTAGACCTATTTGAAAAGGCGACCGAACGCAAAGTCACTAAACTAGACGACTCCCAACTTAAATCTTTGAGCGAAAGCATTGACCAACTGCTTAGAATTGGCGGAGAAATCGGCAACACCGAGGAACTGCTCCGCAAACTCAGAGAACAATACCGACAGCTTTCCGAAGAAGCGCTCCCAGAAAAACTTGCGCAGATTGGCATGAAAGAACTGCGTCTGGAAGACGGTTCTAAGATCACAATAGATAATTTTTATTCCACTCGCATCACCGAGAGAAACAAAGAAGCCGCACACCAATGGCTGCGCGACAATGGCCACGGCGACATCATCAAGAATGCTGTCACGGTTTCTTTCGGAAAAGGCGAAGACGAAATGGCCCTCGAACTCATGGAAGGGCTACAAAATCAAGGACACCTGCCTACGCAAAAGGAGGCTGTCCACCCATCCACCCTCAAAGCGTTCGTTAAAGAACGAGTTGAAAGTGGCGACACTGCGTTCAATCTCGACGTACAGAAACAATTTTCTTTGTACAAAGGGAAACGGACGAAAATAACTAAATAATATAAATAAGAAAGGAAGAAAAAATGGCTACGAAAAAGCAAGATAATATGTTGTCTCTTTTTGAAGACAACGCAGGTGCCGGTATCGGCGAAATTAGTGCGGATGATTTAGCGACTCCGCGTATCTCTATAGTGCAGGCGATGAGTCCGCAAATTAAGAAGTCGAGTCCAAAGTACAGTCCAGACGCCAAAGTTGGCGACATGATGTTCACGGCAACCAATACGTTCGTGGACGGCGATGAAGGCATACGCTTTCTGCCGGTTTTCTATGATCGAAACTACGTTGAGTGGAAAATGGGACGTGAGGGCTTCGTTGGAGTACACCCACTAAACACGCCACTGATGGCACAAACCACAAGAGACGCGAGCTACAACGACGTACTGACCAAACCCGATGGAAGCACTACGATTTTGCAGAACACTGCAAATCACTACGGCTTTGCTGAAATCAACGGTGAGCTACAACGATGTGTCATAAACATGTCCCGCTCACAACTCAAAGTTTCGAGAGCGTGGATTGGTTTAATCAACGGAACACGAATGAATGGCGCCAAAGGAGACTTTACTCCTCCGTCATACTCTCATTGGTATGTGGTAAGAAGCGTAGAAATTGAAGGCGCTAAAGGTTCTTACTACAACTTTGCGGTTACGCAAGAACGTTCGTTGAATAACAAAGAGGCAGAGCTTTTTGAAGAAGCACAAGAGTTTTCTTCGTTTTGTGAAAAAGGCGGGATGCAGCCCGTACTACCCAAAGCAGAGCAGAACGCACAAGCAATAGAGGACCAGTCTACAGATTGGTAAACAAAAACTGCTAGCGCAAGGGCCTTTCTATACCTATGGTAAACCCCCAGAGGGGCCCTTGTTAGCAAAGGGGCATAAGTGAAAGAATTAGCAGTAGAATTTATGGAAACATTCGCCGGATTGGAAAGAGCGTATGGTATCTATGAAATTCGCGGCACCAAACAAACAGCGAAAGGCACGAAGAAAGACGGCAGAGGACGAACACTACAAGAACCCCTGTCCCTGGTCCACTGGCAGAATCACTTAAACGGACAAACCTCCATTGGTGTCATACCCATCACTGACGACGAAACCTGTCAATGGGGTTGCATAGACGTTGACGAATACCCGGTTGACATCGACCACCTACAAAAACTCATTGCAGACATGTCACTGCCCTTGGTCCCCTGTATGACTAAATCGGGCGGAGTACACTTGTTTTTGTTTACACAGAACCCTGTGCCTGCATACAAATTTAAAACCAAGCTCGAAGAGATTGCCGCCGCCATGGGGCGCACACAAGACGAGATCTTTCCCAAACAATACCAATGGGCCAAACAACTGCCCAAAGAAAAACAAACAGGAAACTGGTTGAACATGCCTTATTTTGGTGGACAAGAAACCACGCGCTACGGAATAAACAAACAAGGAGAAACACTGTCTCCCGAAGAATTCATCCAAGTTGTTAAGAAAGCCGCAATTACGGAACAACAGCTTGACAAACTAAAACCCATAAAGAAAAGCCGAAAGGCTAACGGGGAGGGCTCGAAAGAGTCTTTCTGGGACCAAGCGCCGCCGTGTTTGGTACACATGAAGCTAAACGGGATACCTGAAGGCACCCGCAACGACGCTCTTTTCTCTTACGGGGTACTCTTTAGAAAGATGCACCCTGAAAGCGATGAGTGGCGCGACAAACTTCAGGAAGTGAACAAAGCAGCGTGTCACAAGCCCCTGTCACACTCTGAGTTGAACGCTTTAATGAATAGTTTGGAGAAGTCCGACTATCGTTATAAGTGTACCACACCTCCTTTGGTAAACCATTGCCAAAGCGGCGTTTGCGTTACAAAAAGGTACGGCATTGATGCCTCTGAAAAAGAGGTGGCTTTGACTGGACTTAGAAAGTATCTGACGGACCCTCCCTTATGGCACTTAGACATAGAAGGACAAACCTTGGTCCTCGAGACGCGGCAACTTCACAACTTTTCTTTGTACCAACAACGGTGCATGGAAGTGCTCAATGTTTGCCCCCCTGATTTAAAAAAGAAAGATTGGGTGATGAAACTCAACACGCTTTTGCAAGACGTACAAGAAATTGAGGTGCCACCGGATATGACAAAGGCGGGCTTGTTGCAAGATGCGATCATAGAGTTTTGCAAAAACACAGAGTCTTCTGCTCGAGTGGCCGTTGCAGCAGGGGCTGTTTATAGAAGCGAAGAAACAAAGCCACAAGAATGGTGGTTTCGTGGGCGAGATTTGGTAAAGTATATTAAGGACTTCAAAAACATGAAGACCATAAGAGACGCAGAGATTTTTAACGAGTTGAAGGAACTGGGGGCTCACACGGCGACGAAATATATTGACAAGGGGGCCGGCGCTACTTCCATCTGGATTCTCGAGACACAAGAAGAGTCTAACTTAAACGTCAGTGCGAAAGATTTTAAGCTCAACAAACCCAAAAAGGATTGGGAAGATGAGTAGGGCGTTCCGTACAATCAAGTATTTTGGACCCCCTGGAACCGGCAAAACCACTACACTACTTCGACAAATAGAGCAACACCTAGACCAAGGAGTTGCTCCCGATCAAATTGCATTTATTTCTTTTTCTGTAAAAGCTGCAAACGAGGGGAAAGAACGGGCTCGAATGCGTTTTGGTTTAGACAAAGACGAATTGGTTTATTTTTGCACCAGCCACGCGTTTTGTAAAAGAGCCATGGGAATCACTCGGGTCATGGAAGGTGCTGATATTAAAGAGTTTTTAGAAAACTATAGTTTTCCCTTGACACAACACTATCACGGCAACACGCGCAAGTCTTTGGAAGCCATGCTGGAAGACCCTTATTTTCAAATCATTGAAAACGCCAAAGCAAACTGCAACAGCGTCGGCGTAGAGCGACTCAAAACAGGGTTGAAACAAAGACAGAAAGTCGTGCCGTCCATGTTAGAACTGATTGATCGTGCGTGGGCACAGTACCGAGAAGAGCAAGGAATCTTCTCTTTTGCCGACATGATTCTTGAATTTATCAACAAAGGACGCGTTCCTCCTCTGCAAGTATTGGTGGTGGACGAGGCTCAAGACTTGGCAGAACTGAACTGGCGTCTGATAGAAAAGCTCATGTCCGTGGTCCCCGTTTCTTACATCGCGGGCGACGATGACCAAGCCATTTACGAATGGAACGGTGCACGTCCGGATCGGTTTATTGCCATGCAAGGAAACACCACGGTCCTCGATCAGTCGTTTCGAGTGCCCATACAGATACACAAGGTGGCCGAGAAGATTGCCGGACGAATCAGTAACCGACAAGCCAAGACGTATTTACCGAGACCCGAAGAAGGCAGTTTAGAGCATTTGCATTCCGCAGAGTTCTTGCCTTTGGAAGAAGGAGAGTGGTTGATTCTTGCGTCTTGCGATTACATGTTGGACAAAAACCGCAAGCATTTGATTGATAAAGGCATTCCCTTTTCACACAACACCTTTCGTTACATTCCTTTTCCAATGATTCAAGCCATCGACGGGTGGAAAAAACTAAACAGAGAGCACACTAAAATTACAGTGGGGGAACTGGAAACGGTTTACAGATACCTTACAAAGAACGAAGTCAGAAGAGGGTTTTTATCTGCTCCAGGAAAAGAAGAAGACAAACAAAGAACGCTTTCTAAAAAAGAAGTGGTCAGCGCCTTCGGTCTCGCCGAAGAATGTTTGGGGCGCTCATGGGAAGAACAGTATGCGAAAAAGATCAACGAAGAACGAAGAGCATTTATTAAAAAAGCATTTAAAAACAATGAAGATTTATACGGTGAACCGCGTGTTGCTTTATCGACAATACACAAAGCAAAGGGGGGAGAGGCAGACAATGTTGCGATATTGTTAGACCTATCCCCCGCACAAAAGCTTAACGCTGTTCTTAATGCAGACAGTTTGCATCGACAATTTTATGTCGCGGTGACTCGAGCAAAAGAAAATCTTTTCCTTATTAACGCACAAAACGAGAGTTTAAAATATGGCCTTTAAAACATTTCAACCCCCCACAGAGTGGACTCCACCCGATACTTTTCCGGCACAAAGAATACTCGACGCCGATGAGATTGCAATCGACACCGAAACCAGAGACCCCTCTTTAAAAGAGAAAGGTCCAGGCTACGTTCGCGGCGACGGAGAGATTGTGGGAGTCTCCATTGCAATAGACGGCTACGCAGATTACTTTCCGTTTGCTCACGAAGCAGGATTTAATTTGCCAAAGAAGAGAGTCTTGGAATTGGTAAAGG